TTTAGTAATTATCCATCCAACAAATGTCAATAAAATAAACTTCATTGGGTTAAAACCCTTTGCCATTACCGCAGCTGCTGCTCCTCCTATAAGAGCTCTTCCACCTGTTAATGCTGCCGATGCTGCTTTCGCTGCCAATAAACTTCCTTTTTTTCTAACCCATTTTGCAGATTTTACTGCACTTTTCTTAAAGAACTTTGCAGCACCAACAGCACCTGTTTTAACCTTTCCTCCAAGAAATTTAGCTTTATCTTTATTAGTAGATCCCATGAATTTCTTAAATCCTTTCTTAACTCCAGCAACCTTCTTTGACTGAGCTGTAAGTCTCTGATTAACTAACCTTCCTGTACCACGAGAAGTTGCTATTCTACCAATATTGGTTATGCCCTTATTAAGAGAAGAACTTTTACCTTTCTTCCATCCACCCTTAAAAGATTTGATTCCTAATGCCATTATCTCTAGAACATATTAAAGTTTGATTTTGCATCCTGAATATACATGTTATCAGAATTACCAGATGATAAAGTATGGACTTTTGAACCCATCCCCTTTGCTACATCCTCAACTTGTTGGGTATAATTAGGAATAACACTTATCTTACCTTCATCAGTCTCTGCTGGACCAATATTAGAAGCAGTAGTATCACCTGATGCAGTAGAACCCACATTACTTCCATCACCAGAAGTAACTGCATCTGATTTGCCCATCATGGCTTCATATTTTGCTCTAATCTGTGCTTTCTTCGCTTTTATTTGTGCCTTATCTTCTTTTGAATGTATAGCCTTTGTTTTACCCATACTTTCTTTAGTTCCAGTTTTAGGAGTATTCGCTATCATCTCATCCATCTCTTTTCTCATTGCCTTTTTAAGGTCAACAAGTCTTTGCTTCTCTGCCTTAAACTTATCTACAGCAGCCTTTTCTTCATCTGTTAGATTCTTATATTGTCTAGCTACCAGTTGCCCATCTCTTTTAACATTCCATCTATTAAACATCCCTCCACCAACAGATTGGGTCACACCAGCTTCTTCTAATTCCTTCCAATTCTCTTTATGAGCATCTTTAAATTTCTTTCCACCTGCTGCTCTGTTCCTACCCCAATCCCAGAGTTTTTTAATTCCATATATCGCACCACCAACTCCAACTGCAACTAGTAAAGCAGTTAATGTAACTGGATTAAGCAATAAAGCAGCTAAAGTACCAATTAATGAGAATACACCTGCAATAACTGGACCAATAGCACCTGCAGCAAGCAGCATTATTCCACCAACTGCTGCTGCACCTGCCAATAATTTTATACCAATTTTTTTAATATCAGCTTTATTACCACTCTGGAATGCTTCAATTAATTTAAAGGTTTTATCAGTAAGCCATCCAGCAATAACAAATTTAAAAAAGTTACCTAAAGTACCAAGAATACCCTGTGCTTTCTTAGCAACTTTCTCACCTTGACCAGATTTTTTCTTTACGTCCTTATCAACGGCTGCTGCACCTGGTCCTTCAAGATCAGATTCAGCTTCCTTTCTCTTAAGTCTTTGCTCTTCTAATTTTCTTTGCTTTTCTTTTATTTTCTCTGTTTCTTTTGCATTATCAATAATCGCCTTTTGCCCAGATTGTAATGTTCCAATAGAATCTTGGACATTAGCAAGAGACTGCTGAAATTCCGACTTTGATGCTAACAAAGACTCATCTTGCATTTGCAACCTTGTTTGAATATTACCAACATCTTCTTCTAATGTAATAACTCTCTCAAGTACTCTTCTCTGAGATTGAAGAGATCTTATATGACTAGCACCAGAAACTTTAGACTGAGATGGAGAAACATTCCCCAAGTCAGAATTACCACCAAAATTACCAAAATTGATGGATGTTTTCTTTGCTGTTGGTCTGCTAGTAACTGCCACTATTTGCCTGTTGTTGCTTTGCTTTTAAATTTTCTTCTTCAATGTATTGTTGTAAAAGAGTTAAATAGACTTCTCGTTCCCAAGGTATCATATTTTCTAGCTCTGTTAAGCTATATTTATGATGCTGCATCAAGGCAAAATTTACCTTATAGTATGACTCAAGACTTTCATGAGCCATACCTACCCGAAAAAACTTTGTAGTCCCTCCAATACAATTTCATTTTCCACCTTTGTCTTAGGATTCGTCACTTTAAGAGTATGGGACAATTTTGGCATTGTGACAAAAAAGTTCTCAACTTCCTTAAATTGCTTTGTTCCTAATTGATCGATAAAATCAACTAATTCCTTCATAGTACAATCAGAGGCATTCCAAGATTCTTCTTCATTAAATACTTGCTCTATACAAGAAGCAATTAATTGAAAAGTATCTTCAATATCCATATCTTCATTTAAATCAAAATTATTTTTAATAAATTCGTCTAATGAAGGATATTTCATCCTGACAGTTAAAGTATCATCTACCTTAATATCTCTTGTATGGTCATCATCAGTATTAACCTTAATATCATCTAAATTGATCACAACAGGAATTTCAGTTTCGCCATCATCAGGGCAAGTAATCATAACTTCAACTTCTTCACCAACTGACTTACCTCGAATATTCAAGAATAAGTACTCAATGTCAAAAGTAGCAAGTTTCTCTACTTTAATACCTCTTGTTAAAATACAATTTTTAAGGACTTGTTGAACAGCAGTGGTTATCTGTTTTGTGTCCTCACTCTCCATTGCGATAATAAGGAGTTTTTCCTCTTTTACAAGAAATGGTCTATATCTACATTTTCTTCCAGATGACGGAAGTACCAACTCATAGGTTGGTGCGGTAATTTTTGGTAAAGGCATAATGTTTGTAGCACTTCAGTATTTTTATTTATACCACTTTTTGAAAATCTTGTGGCTCAAAAAAATGTCGGAGTTTTTTTCCCCGTATATATGGAATAAAAAGTCGAATTTGGTGTGCTATCTAAAATTATTAAGGAAAGGTATATTAAAATTACTACCAGTTAATTTTCTATTGTTATTATTTCCTCTGAAGATAGAGAAACTAGTATTCTTTCCACAAATATATCTATCAAATGAGAACGCACATGTTGCTGTTAAAATATTCGATTGATCATACGACACAGACATATCATTCAACTGTTTGGGAAATAATCCATAGAAAGTATATTCTAGTTCTGAATTATAATCTTTATCAAATTTAATTATCTTTGTCTGACTTGTTTTATATTCATCAGGGTATGCCATCCTAACATAATAACCATCATTTGCCTGATTCTCTCCTGAACCACTTGCCATAAATTCAATCCAATGCTCAAAGAACTTAACAGTTCTGTAATCACTATCAACATAAAATTCAAGAGATATATCCATAAACATTCTACTGTGAGCAAACTTCTCTTGAACGCCCATATAATGTCCATCCAATTCAGCAGTAGAAAGAGCACTACCAGGTAGAACTGCATTATTACAAAGTAATCCTATCGTTTCAGCAGTAAATCTCCATCCAACATCTCTCACATTAAGATGCTGTCTTAATTTCTGAGGCAAACCACCGAAGATAACCTGATAATGAGAAGTTGTGGCTAACTTTGATAGGGTTGGTTTGAAGTCTGCTATTCTACGAGGCTGTACCACTCTAAATATTTCTATGATAATTATATTTATTTATGGCTTATAAAGGTAAGTATAAAGTTAGAGCACCTTACAAGTACAAAGGTAATCCAACCAAAGTAGTTTACCGTTCCTCATGGGAACTGAAATTCATGAATTACTGTGATACTAATACCAATATCCTCGAATGGGGAAGTGAAGAAATGTATGTCTGGTATAAATCTCCAGTTGATAATAAACCTCATCGATACTTTCCTGACTTCTATATTAAAGCAAGAGAAAGTAACGGACAAGTTAAAAAATATATTATTGAAGTAAAACCACAAAGACAAACTAAACCTCCTGCTAAACCAAAGAGACAAACAAGAGGTTATTTACGTGAAGCATATGAGTATGCAAAGAATCAAGCAAAGTGGAAAGCAGCAAACGAATGGTGTCTTGATAGAGGATTTGAATTTAAAGTACTAACAGAAAAAGAACTA